GCTAAGCCTCCGAATAAAATGACTGATCCGCAGACTCCAATCAATGCGACACCATCAAGTGATGTTCTTTCTTTTAGTCTGTCCATAACCCAGCCTTTTGCGTTTAGTAACATATTCATATATTTTCTCCTATATTTTAAATTCCGCAAACGTGTCTTTTCTTTCATTATCCCCCCACGTTGCGATTGGTTTATCGGGGATGCTCATATCTGAAACAATATCTGATTGAGCTGATTCTTCTACATCATACAATTTCATTCTTGCCCTATCAATACCGACGACGAATCGTTTGTATTTTGTAGGATCATTATAACGATTTTTAAGTTGCTTGACCATCACTTGATTGAGTTCATCTAATTCTTCTGTTGAGATTAGAGCAAACATCAAATCAGCAGTAGCTGGTAAGCCGAATGATTCAGAAGTATCTTCAAGACCTATATCTGTATTACTGAAACCTGATCTAGTTGTTTGCGTTGCAGACATAATCGGCAAGTTAAACTCAATCGCTAAACCACGTAATTCTTCAGCAATAGCTTTAATATAAGTGTAACTATTTATACTTCCACCCATCGATTTCATACGAGATGAAGCACAAATATTCAAATAATCGATATAAATTATATCGGGACTAAAGTTCTTTTTTAGCTTTAATTCTTTCAACAATGCTCTAAAATGACCTGCATGAGCAGCGCCAGTTGGATATTCTTTTACAATTAATTTACCAATTGTTCCCTTTGCGATACCAGCAATTTTTTCATTAAACACATTTTTAGGTAAAGATTCAAGTTGCTGAATAGGTAGATCCATAAGATTTGCATCGATTCTTTCAGCAATTCTTTCTTCTGCCATTTCCATAGTGATATACAAAACATTTTTGCCTTGAGTTAGTACTGATGCAGCATTATGACACATGAATAATGATTTACCTACACCAGTACCAGCCAAGCAAATATTCAATGTTTTATTAGGTATACCACCTTTTGTAATTTTATTAAAGTAATCAAGATCCCATGGGATTCTTTCTTCTTTTCTATTATAGAAATCAAAACGAGCATCAGAATCATCAACATAATCATGGCCAATAGCTTGATCAAATGAAACACCTAATGCATTAGATAAAATTTCGGGTATTGCACCTTCAGTTTTTTCTTTATCTTTACCATCGATGATTTGAATTGATTCCATGATTGCATTATAAACTGCACGATCACGACACCATTTTTCAGTTTCATTAATAAGATAATCTGTATCGATATCTGATTGATCATTAATTTCGTTAATGAGTAACGATGCATGATTTAACGAATCTTCAGGAGCTGAGATTTTTTTAAGTTCTAAATCTAAAACTTTTCCTGTTGGAAGTTTATTGTGTTTTGAAACAAAATCGACTATAAGGTCAAATACTAATTTATGTACGCCTTCAAAATAAGTCTTTTCAATATAAGGTATTACTCTTCTGCAATATTCCTCGTTATTGAGTAGATGACTCAGTATGTGTGTCGGTAGTTGATTCTGAATTTCCAATTGTTCCCTCTCTAATAATATGTTGTAATAAGTCTCCAAGATAATTATTAAAATCATCATCTTGTTTTAAATCATCGTGATCGAAATCACCAGGATCAACAATGTTATATGTAAACTTCAATGTTGCCATATCTAATTGTTGATCTTCTAAAATCTTTACTGTACCATATATAACCATTACATTAGTATATGGAGATTCTTCAGTAAATTTTAACGCGTAAAAATCTGAATCAGGATGTTCTTGAGTAATAAAATGATTATCCATTTTCTTCTTCTAATCCTAAATCGATATCAAGTAATGGTTTATGACCAATCTGATAATAAGATTTTATAAATGTTTTGAAATCTGTTTCATTAAAGATTGGATCCCAAAATTCTTTTGTAAGTGTATCTTTTTCCCTAACTTTAGGTTCAACCACTTCGCCAGTTTCTGTGTTGACTCTTGCGTACCAACCCATAGTTGGTTTAACAACATAGCCACCAGCCATAGCAACATCAAGCAACCCAGAATAAGGTTCAATACCACCTTCCCAAGAAACACCAATAGGTACCTTAGATTTCTCTTTAACAAATCTTGATTTTTCAACGTTAATAACAAAGTTATATCCTTTTATTTCGGTTCCTTTCTTTACTTGCTGTCTTCCAAGAATCCAAATATTATCTGCTGAATAATATATACCCGTTCCACCAGATACAATAGATTTTGGAAATAAACCAATTTCTTGATATGTGTGATTAACTGCAAGCAAAGGAATGTTTTTCATAGTTAGATATGGAGTTGCCATTCTAAATAAACCTTTAAGTGCTTTTGCCCTAGACATATCAGCAACTGATTTTTCATTAAGTGCATCTTCTAATTCTTTCTTTGATGCTAAGTTACCAATAGAATCAATAACAATAATTACTTTATCACCTCTATCAATATTATCAAGTTGACTTACAAGATCAAACTTAAGTTGTTC